CACTGCGCCGCCTACCGGCACTGGTTCAACGCGCGGCAATGGCAGTTAGGAGATACCGGGAAAAACGGAGGGGATCTGTACAGCGATACGGTTACTTCGGTCTATACGAACAACATCGTCCAGACCATCGCGTCCGCCTACATGCCCTTCCTGCTCAACGGCAAGATCGAATTCAAGGTCAAGCCTAAGCCGAATCGGCCCGGGGACGTAAACGCGGCCGAGATTCACACATCCCTGCTCAACTATGAGTGGAACGAACGCGAGATGACCGAACAGGTCAAAAAGGTGGTTGACGACGTTGTAGTCATCGGCCACGGCATAGCGGAGACAGGCTACGTAGTCGAAGTGGACGAAGCGCGCCGTAAGTCTTCCGGTAGTATCGAATATCGCGACTACGTCAAGCGAGACGCCTCGATTGTCGAATGGGTAGATCCGCATGATTTCCTTCACGACCTGACCGGGCGTGACGGGACGCCCCGAACGGGCCGATGGGCGGCAAGGCGCTCCTGGATTCCCATTGCCAATGTTGTCGCCAACAAGCGATACGACCCGAAAGTGACACGCCTTATCGAATCCGGCGCCGCGTCTCATAATCTCACGAGCCGATCGGCCTACAGGAATGACGCCAGATTCAGCGCGGGCGGAATGTTCGGTAAGGATCTGGCCGTCAGGATTCCCGAAGAGTCCTCGATCGCCATATGGGAAATATGGGACAAGGGCCATCGTCAGGTAATCACGATGGCCGAGGGCCTACCTTATCCGCTCGACGTCGAGCCGTGGCGCTATCCCTATCTCGACGGCCTGCCGTTCGTGATGATCCAGTTCCTCCGAGCCGAAGGTCTGCTTTATCCAATCGGCGTGGCGCGCCAGTTGAAAGACCCGCAGCTTCAGACGAACCGAATCCGCACTCAACAGATTCAGAACGTTCGAGCGCAGAAGAATATGTACGGCGCGACGCCGGGCGTGGCAAAAGAAGCCATCGATGATTTCGCGGGCTTGCCGAATCTGAGCGTTATCAGGATGGAGCGCAACGGCGACCTGTTTGCAATTGATAATCCGCCGCTCAATCGAGACAACCTGATTTTAGAGCAAGCAATCGCGCAGGATGGCGCCAAGGCGACCGGAGCGGACGCGATTTTCCAGGGCGAGACGCCCGCCGCCCGCACCCCGGCCGGAGTGGTTACCACGCAGGTCAATGTGATGCGCCTGAAGGCCGATGATAAAATCTCAAACGTCGAAGCCGGCGTAAACGAGATCGCCCGTCAGGTCCTTCAGCATTTGAAAGCCAATCGCGTTCAGCAAGATGTCGCGCAGATCGTGGGCCTTCTCAGTACGGAATGGCGCGAGTATTCCCACGCTGAGATACAGGCGGAAACCGATGTCACGGTCAGCTACTTTTCAGCTCCAAAAACCAATCCCGACATCGAGCGCCAGCAAAAGACGCAAGTGGCGCAGGTCGCCGCGCAGTTCGACCCGCTAATGGCGCAGTCGGGATCGCCCGTCAGGATCAACTTTGTCGAGCTGTTCGCCTGGCTCTTAAAATCCTTCCCTGACTATCAGGACGTAGGGCGCTTCTTTACGCCCGCGCTCTCAATTCAACCCGAACTGCAGCAATCCTTGGCGCCGGCGGGCGCAGGTGCGGGCTTGCCTCCCGCTCTTGCAGGCCAGCTCGCGCCGCAACAAATTCCCGGTCAGCCGTCAGTCGGTCAGCCGGGAGAAGGCTTCTCCGAGCAAGACCTGTTAATGCAGATCCTCGGCGGGGCAAACCAAATAATGTGAGGTAATCATGGACTTCTATATCAGCATGGCTATATCGGTCATCCTGACCGCGATTAAACAAGCGGTCAAAAATCCCGATAAGGCCGAAGAGTTAAAACGCGCGCTGCTCAAAGTGCGAGATCAAATTGACCTGCTTTACCCTGAGAGCTAAAGGTTTCAGGGTCGTCGAGCAAGTGGCCAGTCGGCAGATTGAGACACGGCCGACTATCGCGCGGCGGCCCTGAAAGCACGCATATGCCGCTATTCCAATTCAACTGCAAAACTCACGGCGTATTTGAGGTCCTGCGAAATAGCTTGCCTAAGAGCGAGCGGTATAAATGCCCCGATTGCGGTAAGTCGTCTCCATACGTATGGCCCCTGACCGTAATGAAGCCCGATTCCCTATGGGCGGGCCATGTCGTTGAGAACCACGGATATTTCACCTCTGAATCTCAACTCAATAAAAGTATGAAAAAGCGAAAACTTACGCGCGTCGGAGATCGCACGGACGCGAACGGGATGAAGGCGATGGCCGAGGCTGCCGCAAAGGCCCGTGATGAGAAGTTCGCGGCCGAATCAAGGCAATTTCTCCGCGATGCCGTAGCGGAACGCGGCCTTCTGGACGCTTTCGGAAACCTTAAACCGGAGGCTTCAAAGCCGCTATCCGACACCCCTTTAGTCTCATCAACTGACGATAGACTTAAAGTTAAACCTTAACTTTGCCGCGTATCCGTTTGACACTAAAGATAAATAGACAAATAATCCGCGCGTCAGCTTAGCGCGCAGTTTGGAGTAAACTATGAAAGGACAAGCGCCAGTCGGCCAAGGCCTCGGCGTTCAAAAGTTTTCCATTAAGTCTGGACCAGGGGGCGGACTTCAATTTGACGGCAATGCTCAGACGCCGCTACAAGTGGCGGCGCTCGCAGCCGAAGCGCCCGAAGTCCCGGCCGAAACTCCGACCCCTAGACCTATCGCGCCCACAACCCCTTTCGCTCGCATGTATCCAGGCATAGATCCATCGAAGGTCGAAATGGATCTGAATGAAAAGGGCAAGATTCGATTCAAGCCCATCGAAGCGCCCGCCGAGACCCCGGCAGAGACTCCCGCGCCCGTTGCGCCGGCTGTCACGGCTCCGGCCGAGCCTGACACGATCGCGCAACTGAGAGCGCAAATTGCCGAACAGAATCAAATTCAGACCGCGATGCTTACGGCCTTAATGACCGGCCGGCCGCTGATGGACGTACTGAGCGGAGCGCCCGCGAAGCCGGCCGAGCCGGATTACAGCCGCTTCGATCTTGAGGACGAAGAAGGGCGCGCCGCGTATGCTCAGGCTGTCAGGGCTGACGCGATTGCGGCCGCTAAGGCCGAATTACAGGCCGAGATGCGGAATCATCTCCCTTCGATTCAAGACGCCCGCAAGCACGGGGAAACCTTTGCGCTTCAGGCCAAGTACGGCGCCGAGCCTGATTTTCAACAGAAATCCGCGCTCGCGCAAAAGCTGGCCGGCAATAATCCGAACGTCTCAATTGAAGCGACCTACAACTTGATTAACCAGATTCAAGCCGGGCTAGGCGTGAGTCCCGCGCCAGCTCCGAGCGTCAAGCAACCTTTAAATCCGATCCTTACGCCGGCGCAGCAAGCGGAGAAAGCCGCACAAGCCGCGCGCTATCAATCCAACAACGGAGGCCGGGCGACAGGCCCGCCCGAACCGCCGCCCGATGTCGCCAAGAATTTTAAAAAACTGGCGCACTGGGTAGCTCAACAGCAAGCCCTGGGCAACCTGCAGTAGCCCAGAAGGAGAAACCTGATGGCCTTAGACACCTCTTTTAATCGCGTAGTGGCAACTACATTGCCGCTCTACGCGCCGCGAGTCACGGAGTCCATAGTTGGGTCAATCGCCCTGCTATGGAAAATGGCAATGATGGACGCGGTAGAAACGCGCCCAGGCGGGACGCAGATTGTCGAGCCGACGATCTTGACCACCAACACAAACGTCCATTCGTACACGGAATATCAGACGCTTGATGTCACGCTGCAAACCGATCCGAACGTGGCTAGCTACCTTTGGAAGATCATCGCCGGAACGGAAGGTCTTTCACTGCTCGAACAGGGTAAGAACTCCAATAGCGCGACGGCGCCCGTGGACCTGTGGGACGCGATCATAAATCGCCTGGCGCTCTCGATGCGGATCGAGGTCAACCGCGAGCTATTCCTTGACGGAACCGGAGGAGGCGGCGCGGACCTGACCGGCCTCGCGCTCGGCCTGGATTTCGCCGGGACAAACAGCGTCTACGGGAACATCGATTCCGCTACGTTTACGAACTGGCGCAATCAAACGGAGGCTTCCCCGGGCGATATCGCGACCGCCCCGACTACCCTCCCGCCCGCGATGCGCCGCCTTGCCAATTCCTGCTCAAGCCAAAACGAATGGCCGACGATGTATATCACGTCGAAAGAAGTGCATGAGGCCTGGGAAGGGACGCTTGTTTCAAATGAGCGCTACATTCGCGAAGCGTTTGACGAGGATATGGTACGGAGCGGCTTTCAAAACTACATCTTCAAAGGCGGGGTCGTCTGCTTCGATGACCACATCTTTCCGCACACGAACGCCGCCGCGAGCGCCACGGCGGGCCACGGATTCCTTGCGCTCAATCTTAAATATCTCAAGTTCGTGATGATGGAAAATTTCGATTTCGTGATGTCCGATCCGATCCGCCCATACGATCAGATGGCCGACACGATCCAAATGATCCTCCACGCAAACCTTGTAATGAATAACCGTCGCCGTCAGGGCCGCATGAACGTCGAATACACGCCATAAGGAGGCTACATGGGAGCTATTTTAGGATGCGACCCAACGAGGGTCGATGCAAGCGCCGCGTTTACGCCTGGAACCGAAAGCGACCATCCGGACACGGCCAACTTTCCAGGGACCAAGCTCCGCTATATCAAGGCCGGATCGGCAATTGCGCTTGGTGACGCGCTTAAGATCAAAGCCGATGAAGCGACGGAGCCGAACGTCCTCATTCCGACGTCAGCGGTGCAGCAGCCCGTCGTAGCTATCGCGCATGTGGCAATCGCCTCCGCCTCGTTCGGTTGGGTGACCAGACATGGGCGCGTAGCCTCGGCTAAGGTCGCGGCTTCGACGGCGGCCGAGGCTCGGCTCGGATCTTCGGCGTCGGCGGGAATACTTCAAACGCTTACGCAGGCCGATTCCAACTTTACCAGCAACGACTATTTTGAATTGCTGGCTTACGCGCAGTCGCCCGTCATCGCACTTGACGCAAACGACTCGAACGGCGCCAATATCGAGGTCTACATAGGGCAAGGATGATTCCATCTAAACTCAACCTGGGGTCTGGTAGCTCGCCGCTCGCGGGCTACCATAACCTCGACATTAAAACCCACGACCAAATCTACCCGCTGCCTGCGGACGATGGCGCGGTAGACGAGGTACGCGCGTCTCACGTCCTTGAGCACTTCCCACATGGGCAAGTGGCCGACGTGGTGAAGGAGTGGGCGCGCGTTCTCAAGCCTGGCGGACTTCTCAAGATCGCCGTTCCCGATTTCGACTGGATAGTTAAGGCCTACTCGAACGGACACAGGGACGACGGCAGGCTTGAGCACTACCTGTTCGGCGGACAGGCGGATGGCGACGATTACCACAAGGCATTCTTCAATGAAGAAAAGCTAAAAGCCCTGCTTGAGGGCGCCGGACTTGTGGACGTGAAGCGGTGGGAATCCGACGCGCCGGACTGTTCGAGTTACCACGTCTCGCTGAACCTCGAAGGCCGCAAGCCGGAGCCGAAGGCGAGCTACGCGCCGACTCCGACTTACGAGTTTATCAAGGATTCAAAGGGCGTTATTCACGTCGGGGCGAACACCGGCCAGGCGCGCGATATTTATGCGGGCTACAACTTGCCCGTTGTTTGGATCGAAGCCTTACCGGAGGCTTTTCAAAAGCTGGCCGGAAATATCGCCGGATACCCAAACCAGCGAGCGCTCCGCTATCTGTTGACGGATAAGGACGACGACGTAAGGGAGTTCCACGTAGCGAGCAACGACGGTCAAAGCTCGTCGGTTTTCGATTTTGGAGAACATGCGCGTATCTGGCCCGAAATCGCCTACACCCAAACCGTCAACCTGACCACGACCACGCTGAAGACCGCGCTCCAACGTCATAGCGTCAATCTCGACGAGTACGACACGTTGATTATGGACGTTCAAGGCGCGGAGCTGCTTGTCCTGAAGGGCGCCGAAGGCATTCTCGACAAGTTCAAGTTTATCCGCGCGGAGGCCTGCGATTTCGAGCTATACAAAGGCGGCTGCCTACTGAAAGACCTTGACGAATACCTGACGGCGCGCGGCTTCGAGCGCGTCCTGACCTGGCATTACAAGCGCAGCCCACAGCCTGAAGTCGAGCGGATTTATGAGGCGCTGTATCAGAAGAAATCCAAGGCGAAGAAGGTCCACGAGATCGCGCCAATATACATTCACGACGAGAAGACCGGAGCCAAGGCGCTTTATACGGTCGCAGCCGTGACATCCGTTCCGCGACTTGGGTTTCAGGCCGTCGCAGGCGTCATCGAACGGGGCTTCGCGGACCCGCGAATACTGGTATTGAGAACGGGCGGGGCTGGTATTAATTGGGGCGCAGCCATGCAGAATGGCTTCAACTCGCTCATACGCTCCGGCGCTGACTATCTCATAACGATTGATTACGACTCGATCTTTACGAATTGGGACGTAAATGAACTTCTGCGGCTAGCTGTCCGCTATCCTGAAGCCGACGCCATAGCTTCCTGGCAGGCGTCACGATGGAAAGACCATCCGCCGCTAGCCGGAATCATAAAGCAGGACGGCGAATGGGGCGGAGGCGTCCCGCTGGACGAGATGAAGCGCCTTGATTTAACGAAGGTGGACAACACGGTTTACGGTCTTACCATCATCAAGGTCAGCGCGATTCAAAAGCTAAAAAAGCCCTGGTTTCTTGACACCCCAAACGCTGAGGGGGAATGGGAGGACGGCAAGACTGATGCCGACAGCTATTTCTGGGCTAAGTTCCGAGAGGCCGGCAATACGATCTACATGGCTAACCGTGTTCGCATAGGACACCTGCATGAAGACATCCTATGGCTGGACGACGATTTTAACTTAATCAAACAAGACCTGGTTGAATACTACTCGAAGGGTAGACCCTTTTAAGCGAGAGGAAATTTATGCCCGCAATGAAGAAAATGAAGAAAACCACAATCGGTAAAAAGGCTCAATTCAACACGAACACCACGAACCCGACAGCCGGGAAGGTCAATGGCGCTCGCGGCTTCACAATGGGCAATAGTGGCACAAAGACGATGGGAGCCGGACGCCTTAACGCAACGGGCAAGGCGATGGGGACCGCGAAGGGCCGCGGCGGGAGGAGCTATTGAGTATGACCGATGAATTTCTGACCGCCGAGCCCCAAGCGCCCGCCGAAAAGAAGATCCGCAAGCGCGGCCCAATGTCCGAGGACCAGAAGGCCAAGATCCGCGCCTCGAACCTGGCCACGCGCGAGCGCAAGCAGGCCGCGAAGCCTCCGCAGGCGCCGAGCGTTAAAACCGGGATCACGGCCGACGATGCCGAGGAAATGAAGCGCGAGCTTCAATTGAAGGCCGCCGAGGCCAAGATCAAGGCAGATGCGATTTCGGCCGATAATCGAAAAATGGTCCATCAGGAGATCAAGGTGGACGCCTTCAATACCGTCCGGCGATATGTCGAGCTGACGCCTTCGATGTGTCGGACCCGTAATTGCCCGTGGGACGCCGCGAAGGAAGCAGGGGCGACCGCCTGGGGCGATGCGCCGATTGGCCAGCCGATGAGCAACGGTGAGACATTTGGGGATCGGCTTATCGCGCTGCGCGAATACCACGAAGCGACCGCCCATACCGCGCAGCAACTCGACGACCACATTATTACGGCGGGCGAACTGAGCAAGCGGCAATGGGGCGTGGGCCAATCCATCAAAAACGAGTTTCTGACAGGGGCAAAGTGAGGTCCAAGGGCATGGAACTGTTCGGCCTGGCGCTGTTAATTGTCCTGCAGGCGATTCACGCATACCAGGACCACTTGAAATTCAAGGTCCATCAGGCCGAGATTGAGCTTTTAAAATCTCACCAGAAGCGAACGCAAGGGGAATAATTGGCGACTCCGAATTCAATAGCGCTAAGCCTGATAACCGAAGTTGGCGAGTCAACCGACGATACCGACTTCGTTACGCTTGTTGAGAAGCGCGTCAATGAGGCCGTTCAAGAGATCGCGCTTGCCACTAATTTCAATCCCTACAAAGCCCGCGCCACTTTCGCCACGGTGATCGGAACGGCTACCTATAACATGCCAGCGACCGCCCGCGAACTGATTCAGCTTCGGTATATCACGGACGGCTCCCCGATTGTGTACGCCACGACTCAAGAGTTGGTCATACGGGGAATCAAGCTCACGGACGCGGGCCGCGCTCGATGGTGGCTTGAGGACGGCGTCACACTGTCAGGATCGGACACGCTCTTGAAGATCCGCCTTGTCCCGATTCCGGCCGCCGTCGAGTCCATCGAAGAGGAGCATTACTTCGATCCGACCGATACCGCGAGCGCGTCACATATCCCGATCCCGCTATCGTGGATCGTACCGACGCTTGACCGCGTTCGGTCTTTCTTGCTTGAAAATCTCGGCAAATACGACGCCTCGGCGCTCGCTATCCGCCGATACGAAAGCGGACTGAAGCTAATCAAGAATCGGGAAAACAATAAAGCCGCCGACAAGGCCGTACTTCAAGAAGTGGACCTGGCCAATCTGCGGCGCCGCCGTGGCCCGCGCCTTCCTGGCAACTTCCCAGACACATGGTAAGGAGGTTTAATCTTGGCCTCCACAAATGCCGACAACGCGGGAATGAGAACGATCCCTTACGCCGGATGGGGCCGAGGGATTATTACGTCAAAGCCTTCCACCGAAATCCCCGACGACGCCGCTCAGGACATCATCAACATGGAGTTCGACGAGTCGGACAACCTTTCGACTCGCAATGGGTTTGTCGAGCTAAACGCCAACACCTACGCCGGCCGCATAACATCCGGCTACTACTTTACGTCGGGATCGGGCGAGATCGGAATCCTGTTCACGACCGGCAGCCAGCTCCGAATCGTCGAAACCAACGGAACGGGCGACACGAACCTGACCGGCGCCCTAACCCTTCCGAACGACACGTTCTGGCAATGGATCACGTACAAGGACATCGCTATCGGCGTGAACAAGGCCACGTCAGGCGATAATCCGGTGAAGGTTTCAACCGGCGCCGTAGCGGCCGCGCTCGGCGGATCGCCTCCAAAGGGAAAGTACATCGCCCTTTGGGAAAATCGCGTCTGGATAGTTTCCGCCACGGAGCCGAACCAGCTTCGCGGATCGCATCTGGGCGACCCCGAAAACTGGTCTACCGGAACCGACGCGCAGGGCGTCTCAATAGATATAGAGATTGACGATAACGACATTATCACTGGGCTTTTCGCCACGAAGGACGCGCTCTATATCTGGAAGACGAAAAAGATTTACAAGCTCGGCCCTATCAATCCCGCAACCGCAATCACGAACGCCAGCAATCTGCGAGTCTCCATCTTCTCGCAGACCATCGGCTGCGTCTCGCCCTATTCGATCGCGCCGTTGCTCGATGACGTTGTTTACCTTTCAGCCCAAGGCCTGGCAAGCCTTAGACTGTCGGAAGTGGCCGAGGATTTCCGCACGGCGCTCTATAGCAGAAACGTGGCCGAGATCGGCAAGATCAATAAGACAACGGAAGAAATTCCGTCGCTCTTGCTGCCGAACGCGAATCAATACTGGCTGTCGTTCCCAAGCAACCTATCGACGAGATCCATCAATGAGAGCTATATTCTTGACTACCTGAACATACAGGCGGGAGTGGACGCCGCGCGATGGACCCGCTTCACCGGGCTTGCGGGCTTTACCGCCGCGACTTCGTTTCCGAGCGCGACCGGGACCGTCTACGTTGTCGGGGCCGAGAATCCTGACGGCACTCATCAGCTATTCACCTATGTCCCTAAAGAAGAAGGCGGCGTTTATAGCGACAACGGGGAATCCTATCCGAAAGAGCTTCGCACGAAGGCATTTCCGCACGAGTCTGTGTTGCTGCGAAAAGAATGGCACAAGTGGGGATTTAATTTCGATCTGTTGACCAATACCGCGCAAGTGGCGATTCAGTATTTCTTCGATGACAACCTGAGCAAAGGCGGAAATCAGTCCTTCAACATGAGCGCGGCGACTCTTGGCGCCCTGTGGGATCAGGCGATATGGGACGCGGACAGCTGGGACAGCGCTGTACAAGGGCCAGTTCAGATTATCAGAAGGCTTCTTTCCAACTCTTCCGGTCGAATTGGCGAGACGATAACCTTTAGAGTCTCGAACGGCCAGGCCGACGAGGCCATAGTCATCAAGGACATGTTGCTGATGTATACGCTATTGAACGAGAAGGGGGTCACGGACCTGTAATGGCTTCAACTTTAGCCCGCGTCACTGATTTTATTCCTGCAACGCCGATCCTGTCGGGCGAAGTGGATTCCGAGTTTAATCAGATAGTCAACTTACTCAACGGAACGTCTATAAATATCAAGGCGACCCTCGACGTGAGCGATGCGGGCGACCCGCCACTTGAGCTAAATCAGCTCTCAACCGGGCCGATTCAGGAGTGGTACCAGGCGGGCATTTTGAAGGCGCAGGTTGCCAACGACGGCGGACTACGGCTCACGGGCGGGGATATCCTTGTTTCCAAGTCCGCGCCCGTACTTCAACTGACCGATAGCGGACTGTCCAAGAATTGGGTTCTGTTCGTGAACGGACTAGGGCAACTCGTCATCGGGGAGTCGGGGATAAGCAATGCGATCATTATTGACGACGTTACGGGCGTGCCGACCTTCGAGGAGATTCCCATTGGTCCGGCGTCCGATCCGACTACGGCAAACCAGCTCACGCGAAAGAGCTATGTGGACGCCAAGAAAGTCTCATTTACGGCATCGTTCAGCATAGCGGACCCCTCGACCGCGACTCTTAGTGACCCGGCGTTCGGCTCGATCATAATTCCCGCTGGCGGCCAGTACACGATCACGGCGGCAAAGGTCGCCTACGTGAGCGGCTCCCACACGGCGGGCGGGAGTGTTACGTTTATCGTTCAACAGCAGGGAGTTGGAACGATTTCTTCCCTAGGGCTAAACGATACGAACAACGCATCCAACACCGTCTATCCTGACAACTTCGCGGACTTCAACGTCTCCGAGAATGCAATCTTTTGTGTTTTCGTGTCGGCTAGAAGTGGCACGGTAAGCGAACGGAACGTAACCGTGACCATCGAGGGATATAGGCTAACTTTTTAATAAGGGCGAAATGGCCGTACTTCAACGCATAACGGACTTTGTTCCTAATACGCTCATCGAGTCTCAGGAAGTTGACGACGAGTTCAACCAACTCGTGAACCTGCTTAGCGGCGTCTCAACGAGCAAGGACACGCTTCTAAAGTACAACCACGCCTCCGATCCCGTTCTGCGCGTGGACCAGCTGGGAGCCGGGACTATTCAGACATGGCTCAACAACGGCACGAGTAGGGCCACGCTCTCAGCGCTGGGCAAGCTGCTTCTTCCTGCGGGCATCGGCGCGACACCCTCGACCGATCAGATAAGCAACTTTGGGACATACTTCATGGACCCCACAACGAGGACGACCGGAGCCAATACCACCGAAACGGACTTCTCAAGCAAGACGTCATCAGCAAATGTCTTTGCGGCCGATGGCGATTTCATGATTGTAGTCACGGGATTCAACACGGCGGGCAATGCGAATACGAAGAGGTATAGAATCTACTTCGGCTCAACGGCAATTTATGACACCGGCGCGCTCGCGCTCAACGCAAGAGCGGCGCTACTTGTCGGATTTTTCTATAGAAGAAATTCAACCACTCTATCGGGATATGTATCGGCGATCGGCGTTGAAGGCATTTCGTTGATCGCCACGCTTGCGACCGACGTAGGCGGACAGAATTTTGCGACAACCAACGTGATAAAATCCACGGGCCAGAACGGGACCGCAGCCGCTGGCGACATAGAGCAAAAAGGATTTATCTTGTTGAAAGGGAGCGTTTAATGGCCACATCGAATCTTTCACCTTTTCAATTGGCGCTTCAAGGGGCGGTCGGTACAGGCAAAGGCGCCGGCGCGAAACTGACGCCTGAAATTCTAGGGCGAGTCGCGGATTCGGTATTCGGTCCATTTCCGATTCCGCCCGGTTCGCAGATCGTCTTTCAGGGACCTGATCGCGCCGAATGGATAGACGCCGAGGGCTATCGCCATACCGCCACGCGCTCACTCGACGGCCGCGACCCGAACGCGGGCCGAGTAATGGAGCAGACCGATCGGCCTCCGATTCTTCCGGCCGGACAGGGCCAGCAAGGCCTTTTGGGACAGCTGACCGGCGCGCAGGGCGTACAGTCCGACATCGAAGCCGTTCGCGCGCTCGCCGCGAGACTGCAAGAGCCTGCCGTGCTGGCGCAGCTCGACCCGCAGGCCAAGGCCGCGCTCGACCAGATCACGCAAAACACGCTCACGCAATTGACTCAACAGTTTCAACAGGACCAGGCGCGCCAGCTTGCATCGCTGTTCGGTAATCGCGTTCAACAAAGCTCAATCGCCACGAACGCCGTAGGCCAGCTTTTAGAGAATCAAGGCCGCGTCACGTCGCAGGCGCTCGCCGAGGGCGCTGGCCGCGAACTAGGGGCGCGTCAGTTCGTCACGGACACCCAGCGGGCGAACCTCGCGACGGCGCTTCAGGGCCTACTCGGCGGCGCGGACCTTCAGAGCGGCCTGATTCAAAATCTTACCGGCCAGCAAACGCAGCGCGACATCGCGGGCGGCAATCTCAATCTGGGATTTGCCGACCTTAACGAGAGAGCAAGGCAGGCGAATCAAGGGTTTGAGCTAAACCAGCAAGAGGCTGACCGCAGGCTTGCGGAATCGCGGGCATTGCTGCCCAGGATACTTGCGACAATCCAGACGCTGGGACAAGCCGCCCAGGGCGTCGGTACAAGCATCGCTGGATTCAGGGGGTAATATATGGCATTTGGACCAGCTACGGCAGGCGTTGAGCAGGCGCTATTGGCGCTTTTACAAGGACAACAACCAAGTCCACTGGCGCCGGTTCCGCTTGCTCCCACGGGCGGGATAGGGCCGCTCGAAATGGATACTACGGCGGCGCTCGCGGCATTGCAGCCGCGGCCTGTACCGGCTCCGCTCCCGGCTCCTGTTGACGCGGACGCGATCAGGGCGCGCTTCGCCGGGATGGCCGGACCTGAACCAGTCGCGCCGACAGTCGAGCCGACGAGCTTGATTATCCGTATCGCTCGCGCGCTTCAAGGGTTCGGCGCGGGCGTCCAAGGGCAGGGACCGCAATTTCTCGAAGGGCTGCGGCGGGAGCGCGAAGCGCCGATGCGTGAGTTTAGAGCGCAGAAGGAGCGCTTCGATACACGCAGGCAAGAACTGGAATTTGCGGGCGAGCAGGCCGTACTGAGCGCCGAGGACCGCCGCGCGCAGCGAGCGCAGCAACTACTGGACAAGCAGGCTGACCGGGACTTTGAAGAGTCAATAAAGCGATCAGGCCTCAAGAGCGCGGAGGCTATCGCGCAGATGCGCGCCGCCTTCGAGCTTGAGCGCGACGCGAGAAAGGCCGAGTTTGAACGGCAAGAGCAGGAGCGCAAGGACGCCAAGGACCGCAGGGCCGCGATTACCACACTGGCGAATACCTTCACGGATGATTTTAAAGTCTCTCGGCAGGATGCTCTGCGATTCGCTCAACACGAAATAGAAGGAACGCCCCTTAGCGCGGCGGACGCCAAGCGCTATAGTCGAATCGAAAAGTATAGGCCGAGCGCGGGCGGATCTGGCGGGGGCGCCGCGGGCGGTAAGGTGATGGTCGAAGTCCAGAATCAGGACGGCACGATGTCTGTTGTCCCGTTCGCGAGTGTAAGCAGCGCGATCAACGCGGGAACGATCACACAAGGACCGCGTGGCGTGTTCGTCGAAGGCCAGCCGGCTAGCCTGGGGCCGATGCCAGGTCAGCCTGGCGGACCACAAGGCCCGTTCGTTCCGCCTGAAATGAAGCAGGCCGCGCCAGCCGGGACTGTTTTTACGCGCGCTCAAGTTCAAGCGCACGCCAAGAAAACCGGACGCGACCCAGCCGCCGTCGAGGCCGATCTGAAAGCGCGCGGCTTCACGGTGCAATAATGCCACAAATTTCCATCGAGGAAGCCTTAAGGCTTCCAGTCAAGTCCAAGAAGGCGAAGCCGCCATCGATCGAAGAGGCGCTTGCCGCTCCGATTGTCGCCCAGCCGGTAAGCCCCGCGCCGCCCTCCGCGCCTGGATTTCTCGAAAACCTCAAGATCGGCGGACAGCGCGCGCTGCTCAGTGCGGCGGACGCCGGCCGAGTGATGGAAGAAGCGCTGGGCGCGGCGAAGCGTGGTGACTTCGCCCCTATCGGCCAGATACTCGAACAGGCAGGACGCGGCGCACTGCCGCTCATTTCAGGCATGGCGGCCGGGCCGGCGATGGCCGGTCAAAGTTTTGCATCCCAGCAGATAGCGCAAGCGCCCCGCGTGGCTGAGATCGCGCGCTCGCGTGAAGCCAGAATGGACGCCGATCCGACGTTATTTTCCCGTGAGGCGAGAGCCGAAAGGGCAAGGCTTGACGAGCTGGCCGGACGCGACCCCTCGCTGGCTGGCAAAATCACGCGCAGGGCGACTGAGGGCGTACTGAGCGCCCTCCCTACGGTGGTCGCCGGAGTTTCAACAGGCGGGAGCGCTACGGCAATGGCCGGAATGGCCGGCCTGCAATCTATGAGCGCGCCGGAAATGCTAGTCCCAATGGTCGCGCTTGCCGCCGCCCCTATTCCAGTCGGCAGGGCCATCGCTCCAATTGTCCGCAGAATCAAGGCGGGCCGCGGAGCGACGATCGAAGCGCCTCCGGTTCCCACTCAGGCGATCGCCCCAGAGATACCCGCCGCTCCGCCGGAAGCGCCCATTCCTGCTCTCAAGGCCCCTTCTCCCTTGTCTCAGGCCGCGCCCGATGTCCCGCTCACCACGGCTCAACAGGAGGCCGCCGCGCTTAATTCAGCGATCCAAAAACTTGGAACCGACAGCGCGGACGAGATCGCGGAGATGATCGCAAACGCCAACAGACGTTTTAATAAGACCGTCTCAGGGCCGGGCCAGCCGAAACGAACGATCACGCCAATCGAGCGACAGGCAATGCGGGAGGATTACGCGAGAGTCGGCCAGCTTACTAAGGAGGAAAACGCGGCGCTCGCCGAGGTCTTACCGGAGCGCACATTCTCCCCTGTAAATAAAATACTGGTCGAAGGCGAACCGACAGCGCGCGCCATTTCCGATATACCGCTCGATGAGCCGAGCGCCCAGCTTGACGCCAACCTACGTCAACTAAAGGCGTTTTTCGGCTCGCGGGACATCGTACAGGAGAGCAGGATCGCGGCAGCGGTAGGCCAGAGCGCCGACGATCCCGCGATAGTGTCGACCGCCGATTTAGGCCTTGAAACGGTCCCAGTTCCGGTTCGCCCGGTGGACGCCGTTCCGGTCGCTCGCCGCATTTCGGTGGACGACATCTCGCTTGGCCGCGACACTCTTTCAAAGGGTCGAATATTCCAGGCTCAAGAAAACCTCAAGAGTGGCGTGAAGCCGGAAACGAAGGGCGTCCCGCTCCGTCAGCAAGTCGAGCCGATGACGGTTGTTCCCGATCCGCAACGGCCCGGTAAGTTTATCGTGGAAGACGACGGCAATCATCGAATCGCGCTCCTGAAGCTCCAAGGCATAACCGACGACATCCCGGTGAGATCCTTCGAGACGCCTGAGCAAACCGCTTCGATCCGGTCATCGGCAGGACCGCGCGCGGGCGAAGTGTCGCCAATGGAAGTGGAGATTGGGCGGCAGCTTCAGCAAGCTCAACCGTCCGGCGTGGCGCGCAATATGGACCCGCTCAATGTCGAACCAATGAAGGCGGCTGAACAGCTCCCGCTCTTAGACGTGGCGCAGAAAAGCAGACTGCGCAAGGCTCTCAATATTGCCGCCGACGTCTACCAGGTCCCGCGCGCCATGTTGTCGAGTAGTGATATTTCAGCCGTATTCAGACAGGGCGCCATCTTGAGCTTGCCGCCGTCGCGCTGGGGAAAGGCGCTACGCTCGTCCGTTGAGATGTTTCGCGCGCTCGTACCGGACAAGCCGGCGTCCATCAAAGGCGGAATCAAGGCTCAATTCCAGCCGAAAACGGAACGCTTTCAGCGAATGATTGACGCCATCGCAAGCGATCCCGACGCGCAGGCGGGCCAGAACGCGGGCCTTCATTTAGGAACGCAGTCGCGCGGGCCGCTCCGAAAAGCCGAGGAGGAATTTGTATCTCGAACAGCGGATCGAATTCCAATTGTCAGGGAGAGCCAACAAGCCTATACGGCATATCTCGACAATATCCGGCTCAGCACGTTCAAGCAGTACAAGCAGGCGATTGACGCGCGCGGTTTCTCGAAAGAGCAAACAGACCGCGCGTACAAAGCCGCCGCCGACTGGATCAACATCGCGTCTGGGCGAGGCAGTTTCGGGCCGAAGCTCGACCGGGCGATGGATGCAATGAATTTCTTTGTCTTCTCGCCACGCTTGCTGGCTTCGCGTATCCAAGTGCTAAACCCGCTAACGTATCTCAGGAACGCAGGGACGGCCGAGGGGCGGGTTGTGCTAAAGAAGCAGATGGCCGAGATGGCGCAATTTACGGGCATGATAGGCAGCACGCTCTTGCTCGCAAAGGCGGCCGGCTTCAAGGTCGGAACGAATCCCGAAAAGCCGGACTTTCTCCGCTTGAGCCTGGGCAACTACAATTATGACGGCCTTGCAGGCCTTCAGCCTGTAATGCGGCTGATATGGAACGTCGGAGCCGATGCGGTCAGGGCGTCCCAGGGCGAAAAGCCTCAGACCGGAGCCCGAGATGCGCTCGAAGTCGGCGCGCGCTTCCTGCGAGGCAAGGCGGCGCCGGTTCCGTCATTCTTCGTGGACTTCTTCGATCGAAAGACCTTCGAGGGCAAGCCGTTCGACCTAACCGATGCGGCCATTGAGCGCCTAACACCTATCATGTGGCAGGATTTCGTCGAGGCGTATCAGCGTGAAGGCCTCGGCGGGCCGTTGATGGTTTCCCCCGGCGCTCTCGGATTCGGCGTTCAATACTTCGAACCGAAACCGATAGACGCCGCGATCGAACAGCGCCCCGGCCTTCTGACCGAATTGACCCGCCTGCAGGTCAGGCTTGCCGATCCGCGCCGGAAGCCCGGTGAGGCGGACGCCGCATACAAAGGCCGCCAGCAAGCAATCGCCAATCTTTACAGCCGATTCGGCGTCAGCCTGATGTCGGATCGCCAGTACGCGAACCTGCCCGATACTGAAAAGCGGGATGTCTTCGATGTTTTGTATTCGCGGATTCTGGACGCGGTAAACACGCGCGACCGTAAGACCGGACAATTCAGCCCGTCAGCCTTGATTACCTCTGTTAGAAAATCAGCAAGACAGAAAACAATTCGCGAGCGGTTGATTTCGCGCAGGCCAGCGCTGTAAACTGCCTCCGAAGTCGAATTTTGCTCA